GGACAAGGACGCGATGGTAGGATAAGGAACAGATGTAACATTAGTTGATCATGATCGTGGGATCATGGGATGAATGGATCACGAGTCGTCCGAAGGACGATGATCTTGAGGAGGGAGGAGGGGGATGGAGATATACGGGACCGATGGGACCAAGCGCTCCGGCAGTCCGGGCGAGCTGGCCCAGGTGGACCAGATCACGGCGAAGTTCACGTCTCTGCGCAACCAGTTGCTTGCCATCCAGTGCGCCACGATGGCCGCGATGGTACAGAACAGCCCGGCCGCCGTGGCTGTCGAGGAGCAGATGAGCGAGCTGCACGGGAAGCTGTACCGGGTGCTCGATGACTGGCTGCGCGATGTCCGGACGGTCGATGAGCCGGTCAGCTTCATCATGTTTTTGATCAAGGACTTGGCTGATGCTTCGGCCGGGGGGTGGCGCCCATGATCCGAGTCGAGATCCGCATTACCGTCGAGGACGACACCTTCGAGGTGACCGCTGGGCGTGTCCCGTTGGTTCAGCGCAACGCCGATGGGCGCAACGCCCTGGCGGCGGCCAGCTTGGGCCGCTTGTGGACCAAGGCGTGCCGGGATGCTCAGGCGTGGGTTGACGCCAGGCCGGAGAACGGGAATGCCTAGATCAAAGACCACTGGCCGCCGACACGAGATCACCTACGAGTACCTGGTCCAGGGTGGGACCAGGCGCACTCGTGCCACCTGCGTCTGCGGGAAGCTGGCGACACCGTTCCGATTCACTGCCGCCCAGGCCGAAGAGGACGCCCGGGATCACATGCACAATGTTCCCAGCAAGGGAAAGCCGCCACACAGGGAAGTCAGTAGCCCTTGGGCGGAGTCACTGCAGTATTGATCATGAGAGGAAATGGTCAAGTGCCTGACGACAAACCCTCACCCTGGGTCCAGGGCGTGCTCATCGCCATGATCGTGGCCATCGTCTTGGGCATCGTGTTCTGCATCGTGCCCAAGCTCAACCCCTGAGCTAAGATGACCCCGCCGTACAGGGGGTGACAAGCCTCCCAGGGTCACACCTGGGGGGCTTGGTCTATGGGGACCCAGCGCTTGCCGTCAAAACGCTCAACTCGAAAACGCTCGGGGTGCTTCAGCTCCCCGTCCAACCATTTGAGCGCGCGGGCGTCGATGTCCCGGCGTTCGTGGGACTGAAAAGCAACCCACGCCCGGAACAGTGGATGTTCGGCCATACGCCTTCAAGCCAGGCGCTTGTTCTGCAACTGGCTTCTCTCATCGCGCGCTTCGCCCCGCGCTCCGCTGGGGTGATGGATGATGCGGACCCCGGTGTCGCGCTTGTTCTGGTTCTGCCCACCCTTGCCCCCGGCTCTGAAGGTTTGCACCTCGCAGTCCTTCAGGGTCACCGAGAAGACCAGTTCACGTGTCATCACTCGAGGTTACGTCGGGCGGCCCCTCGGTGTCCTCCTCGATCCTGCGGATCCTCCACTTGATGACCTTGGTGTGACCTGTCTCTGCCATCTTCACCAGCTGGTATCCGTCCAGCACCCGGTCTTTGAGCTTCGAGTACACGATTCCCAACTTGCGGGCATAGCCCTCCTGGAAAGGATCATCCAGGCCGTGGGGATGCGGAGCGCCGCGCTCCCTGCGCAGGGCATCGGTTACGGCCGCCGAGGTGAACTCTGAGCCAGCGAACTGGGTCTCCAGCCACCACAGGTGGGCCACCTGATCCTGGCGCTCAAAATCGCTCTCAGAGCGCCACTGCGGCACATTGACCAAGAAGCCTTCGACCCCGGCCACCCAGAGCACCCCCGCCAGGATCTCCTGCCACTTCTCGAATGAGCCCATCCGGAACGGCAGTGGCGCCACCGGCTTGCCCAGGGCGAACCAGGCGCGCACCAGGGTCAAGCATGCCCGGACAAGCTCGCGCCGGTTGTCCATGGCCCATTGCCGCAGGTCAGGGTGCTTGAACTCGGAGGCATCACGTGACTCCGGGCGGGCGCCGGGATACTCCAGCCGCACCCGGTACACCCGGCGGCTCATGTCTCCCTTGACCTGGACCTGGTTGCCCAGGGACACCCAGGTCCGGTTGTTGGGGAACTCCGCCAGGTCGCTGGCGCCCAGAACCCGGTCCTGATAGCTGTGGGAAGTCAGCGCGCGGGCGAACGCGGCACCCTCGATCTCATGGGCCTCATCGAAAAGCAGCATCGCCGACCCGGACCGGAAGGCTGAGGTGATGACCTTGCGTTGCTCCTCCGCCTCCGTGGTGTAGGGCAGCGTCTGGGCCGCCTTGCCCGTGGTGAGGATGGAGATGACATCCGCCAGCAGGTTCTTGCCCGAGCCTGCCTCCTTGGCGTCGATGACGGCCAGCGGGGATGTCGGGATCAGGTCGCGCACGAACGGGGTGATCAGGGTCGCCAGCGCGTTGGCCTTGTCCGCCTCGGTGTGCAGCGGGAAGTCACCGAGAAGATCATCAAGCAGGAGCGAGCGCGCCGAGGCCACTTGCTCCCGGGTCGGCGCCGCCGGGATGTCAATCCCTTGCAGCTGCGGATCAAGCTCGAGGAACGAATGGGTGGGCTCGTCATATCCCGGTGTGGAGCAGATCGTGCCGTCCGGGCGCAGGAACGGGATCTGGGAAAGCTTGTCCAGCCTTGAGAACTGCTTCGGGAACGCCATGACCATGCCCAGGATCCGTGACTCGATCAGTGCCTCGACGTAGCGCTCTTCCCCCTTGACGTTGGTCTTGCGGTTGACCACCTGGCAGGTCTGCGCCGTGATCGCGTCCAGAACATCCTTGGTGGCCGGGCGCATCATCAGGCCTTCGCGTTCGCAGATCACGTTGCCGTAGTTGAACAAGCGGTCCTTGTCCCAGCGCGACACCAGCTCCTTGGTCAGATTCTGTAGCACGAACCAGCGATCATCATTGGCCACCAGCATGTTGCGTGTCACCTCCTGGGGCGGCTGCCCCGACGCCACGGGCCATTGAGGGGGCGCCTGCGCCACGACAGCTGGTATCGGTGCAGCCGATGCGGTCGGCACAGGGCTGGCTGCCACCATCGGGGTGCGTTGCTGGCCGTATCCCCGTGCGCCCAGTTCCCTTGCGGCTGCTGCGAAATCTCCACGATGCTCCAGCAATGTATAGGCGCCGAACTTGTTGTACGGCTTCTCGGTGTCGAATTCGGTACTGGATGACCAGACATAGAGCCGATCATCCAGCCCGGTCCCGGAGAATCCCGTGCTGGCAGACCATCCCTCGATGCGCTTCTTGCCCGGACGCGTCCAGAAAGTCTCGGTCGCGGTGCGGTGGTGCACCCGCCATCCATGCGGCTCAAGGATTTCCTCCCAGGACGTCCGGGCAGAGAAGTCGTCACCGGGGCGGGTCAGGTTCATGCCGGTCGGTGGTGTCCGGGGCGCCGGTGGCCGGATGAACTCGGGTTCGCTGGGCATTTCGTCCAGGGCTTCATGTATTGCTTCATGAAGGGCACAGCGGTCTGTCCACGTGACCGTGGGGACCTTGCCGATCTTACCGGCGAAGGTGCTCCAGGTGTCACCACTTGGGTGCACGCTGCCGCCTGAAGGGGCCACGATCACATAGCCGCCTTCGCCCCTGGTCTCGGCCAGCGTCTTGACCTTGGCGTCAGGATTGTCGGCCAGCTCCTCGGGGGTCGCCGGGCGCCTTGCGATCTTGGTGTTCCCGGGCGGCTCACGGTCCAGGCGGTACAGGAAGTGGATGCCGCCGGACGGGGTCCATTCGGCATACCCGTCTTCAAGCAGCTGGTCAAGAAGTCCGATGACTCCCCGGGCTTGCGCTTCCCACCTTATGGCGTCCAGGGCCAGGGAGGTGGTGGCCCGGCCTTCCAGCTCGAGCATCTCCAGGTTGCCCGACACCTTGCCGCAGATGATCCCCACGCCCTGGTGGTGTCCCTGCCGGTAGAAGCCCTCGATCATCTGCCGGGGGGCGGGGGAGCGCATGAACTGCTTCCACTCGCCCATGGGCCGCTTGGTGCCGTCCTGGGCTGGGGGCCACACACTACAACCTGCGTCATACCAGGCCAGGGCTGCCTCACACAAAAAATCTTGGGTCATGAGGAGGCTCCCGGTTGCCAAGGACTGACTTCATATGACATGCTGTCCCTACGATTCTCTGTTTATTGAGGGGCACCCTTGCCGGGGTACCCCTCAAATTTTGGCTGAGGACATCGCAACTCATCGATATGAGACTGCGACGTGCTGATCAGACTAGCCCATCAGGCGGTGCTGGTGTAAGCGCCACCCGGTCAGATATACTGAAGTCCGATGCGGAATGATCCCCGCCTCCCTGGGAGTAAGATTCCTCTCTCCTCCCTGAGACCCTGGCAGCTACCCCCGTGGCCGCCAGGGTCTTCTCGTTACCTCCCCTTGGACCTGTTATTCCAGGTCAGGAACATGAAGATCAGGGCCGCCACGAGAAACAGGACCGCCGGGATCATGGAGTCGAACAGGATCGCGGTGACGTAGGTCAACACCGCGAAGATGATCGTCAGAATCAGCCACATATTTACCTATACCCCTAGAACGGCGGGTCCTGGGACTGCGGCTGCCCCTGGGCGTTCATGGCCTGGGCTGCCTGCAGCTTGAGCTGGTCAAGCGTGCTCAGCACCTGCTGCGGGGGCTGCTGCGGGGCCATCTGAGCAGGGGCAACGTTCTGAGCGGGCGCCTGAGCCCATGGATCAGGCTGGCCCTGGTAGTACCCCTGGGGTGGTGCTGTTTGGGGCACAGGGACCGGCTGGACGGGGTCCTGCTGGTGCTGCGGCGGTGCCTGCTGGTTCCACTGATCCTGGGGCGGATACTGCTGGACCGGGGGCCGCTGGTTGTACTGCGGTTGCTGCCCCAGCGGCTGGGACCAGGGGTCACCGGCGGGTTGACCGTATCCGGGACCCGGTGTCACCGGAGTGGTCCATGCATCAGAGGCTGAGGCATTCTGGGGGGGATTGACACGCGGGATCGGGATCAGGAAGCCGGGGAAGGCCGCCATGAAGCTCTGGCCCCGGCGCACCTGCTGCGCATCCTGGCTCAGCGAGCGCCACAGGAACGGCGGCTTGCCCATGGTGCCGTTGGCCATCTTGGACGCCTGCCCGTAGTAGATCACCCCGATCAAGGTGCCGCCGATCTTGTCCCGCCAGGCCTTGTTCAACATCCCAGGGAACACCAACTGGTTGCGCCACTGCGATCCCGGCGCCACCGGCGGTAGCATCATGCCGTACTGGTCCGGGGTGGACGGGATCGCGTCCAGGATGGCGATATCGGCCACCACCAGAGTCTTCCAGTCATCCTCGGGATCCTTGGTGCGGAAATCCTTGATCCGCTCCAAGGGCCGCACGATCATCACCAGCCCTGGCCGGGTACCCCTCGGGGTCACCACCTCGGCGATGCGGTCCCATGGCACGAACTCGCTCGGATCGCGCTTCTCCCCGCCGCCCAGACTCTCCGTCGGGGTGTCATCAAACTGCGGAATGCTCATTCCCGTTCTCCTTCTTCCCTGTTCTGCAAACCGTTGTACAGGAGTGTGTACTGGAGTTCTTTGATCAATTCGTCGAGTCTCATCCTCTCTCACTTTCCGGGGCATCCTCTGGCCCCTGGCTCCTTCTGGTCTCTGTTCCACATTGGGCACCAACTGCACAACCGGGTAGGTGAACGTTCAATCTCTTGCCACGCCCCGGATTCCGGCAGTCCTAGCTCCATCATCCTAGCCCCGATGGTGTGGATGCGCTTGATGGCGCCCAGGGCATGTTCGCGATCATATTCCGTTGTCCACACCCACATGTCCTTGAGCCAGCCCTGGCGCCCCAAGGCAACCAAGCCGACCCGCTTGACCGGGCGCCCGGCGTTCTCATGGCCAAGGCCGTAGAGCTGTACCTGGGTGACATACTGCAGCGGCGGCCCGCTGGTGCGCATCTTCTTCAGGTTGTCCGGCGAAGGGAACTTCCAGTCCAGGACCGTCGATGTTTCGATGTCATACAGGTCGGTGTGCCCGGCCACGATCAGCGACGGGAACACCTCAAGCTCGGTGAGCCACCGCCTGACCCCGTTGACGCCCTGGAAGTCGTTGACGGCCTGTTCCATCCAGGCATGGATGGCGGTGCCCACGGTGGCGGGCCAGGAGTCATTGCCGTGGTGGACGGCGGGCATGTTGGCCATCCGGTAAGCCAGCCGCAGATCACACTCCTGGCCCACCTCCGAGCATCCCAAGCCCACCTGAAGCGACCGGCGGGCGTTGTTGTTGGCCCAGATGACGATCTCGGTCAGGTCCTCCTTGAGTCCGATGTCGAAGCCACTCATCTCGAATCCAGGCATAACGTCAAAATCGGGAAAACAGCCCACATGGTAATCGGCCTGGACCGCCCAATCGCTCTCGATGACCGTTCCGCATTTGCGGCACAGCTTGGCTCCGGTCATCAATCCCACCCCTGGTCCTTGTACTTCCTGATCTCGCGACGGGTCGCCTCTTGCCAGAACCACCAGATCGAGCCACCGGTGATGCGCCACAGCTGGCCGCAGTTGCCTTCGGTGCAGCGCCACAGGGAGCCGACCGTTTTCCCCTCTGGCATACGGGCTCTCTCGCCGATCGGTGGACGGCATTTGTGGGTTCCGGTGTGCACGATCCAGCCCATCAAGACTCCTTGGGCTTGAAGATGTCCTTCAGGATCTCCTCCGCCGTGGTGTTCCTGATCTTGACCTTGATCTGCCCCAGGACGCTCAGCGCCACGATCAGGCACCCCTGGGCGTCATCGACATCCAGATCGGACACCTTCTCGATCCCGGCGAACCAGGCAACATGGTTGCCCTCGGCGGTCTTGACGAAATCGGGCATCAGCTGGCCCACCTTGGTCTGGCATCCCTTGAACAGGCTCATCAGGTCGTTGAGTGCCTTCGCGCCCTCAATGGCGTCCTTGGCCGACATGGTCTCGGTGTCTTCCATGATCCCCTCGTCTTCATCATTCAAGTTGGTGCCGGAAGCCTATCGCAGGGGTACGACAAAAACTGGTAGCCTGATTGGCGGTGGCGTGCGGCACGTTCAGGCTGGCTCGCGAGGTAAGACTGGGCGGACCCCGGGGTCCCCGGCACAACCCTGGCCGCTGGGAGTATCTGCAAGGATGCGGGGGCTCCACCAGCACAAAGAAACCCTGCCCCGTGATGAGAGGCAGGGTTTCTCTTTGCGTAGGGCGGTTACTCCACAGGGTACTCGTCGTCGGGTGCGTGCCCCGGACCGGTCTTGAGCACGATGTCGTGCACGTGGGTGGTAGCCGCGCGTACCTCGGTGTACATGTCGTGGAAGTCATCGGCGTTGGCGAAGATGTTCTCCGCCGTCACGACGCCCCCGGACTCCACCAGCCAGCCCCCACGGACCACGGTCAGGTTGACCCCGCCGGAGTTGAAGGTCAACTCGGTCGCGGTCTCCGAGACCACGGTGAAGTCGAAGATGGCTGCCGCCAGGTCGGCGGAGTTGGTGCCGTCGTAGGTGTAGGCGTTGCGGGCTTCGAAGACAGGCATGGCCATCGCTGGCATATTACCTCCCAGGTCTACTACGTCTCCTATACCCACAACCATAGATCAAACCACCGTATGCCTGCACCTGACGAAAGACGGCCCGTTCTTGCGATCCTGCACCGGCGGATGGCTGCCCTGGCGGACCATGCAGTACAACGTGGTGCCATAGAACTGTTCGGCATACACCTCCACCACCTCCCCCTTGCGGGGATAGAGCGTCCTCTCCCAGGGTGACCTGGTTGACCTCTCGGTGGGATACGGCTGTGCGCCGACCATCAGCTGGATGGTCACCTGGTCTTTGAGGGAGCGTCCCGGCGGAGGCTTGCCGGAGCGCCGCGTCGGCTCGAACTCCACCAGGACGGTGACGCTGCCGTCGTCGGGGTCCAGGGTCTTCTGCAGGGAGGGGAGAAGGATCCAAGCACCCACCCCGAGGATGGCCACCACGAACAAGGTGGGGACCATTCTGACCGTCTTGTTCATGCCTCACACCTGACCATTCCGGGGCCGCCTATGGAGTCGAAGCCTTTGTCATGGTTGATCGACTTGCCGTTGCGCAAGATGATGCAGTCGATGAACTCCATCCGGGGATGGATCGAGGTGACGGTGAAGACCACCCTGACTCCCTTGGCGGCCAGGATCGTCTCACTGTAGGGGGACAGGCGGCGCCTGCGGGTGGGCATGGCAATGCCGTCCAATGTGATATTGATGAGCATTTCCCTCTGCAGGGGCAGGACCGCAGGGTCCCACTTGGACGACAGCAGAAGAGACTCATCATCATTGGTCGTATCCGTCACTGCGTACCAGGCGCCCAGGGTCGCGATGACTGCCATCATCGTGGCATAGGTCTTGATTTTTGTGATTACGCTCATTTTCCTGAATTCCTGTATGCCGGGATCTCCACCCGGATTCCCAGCAGTGTCGCTTCGATGATGCATCCGAATGTTCCTGAGCCGGGGACCTTGCTGTGCCCCCCATCCGTGCGGGGAAAGCCCAGCAGTATATCCGTAGGACCCATGATCCGGTCCCCGACGCCGCGCAACATGCCGACATTGCGTATGGCGCCAGCCGATTTCCCGTAGCGCTCCCAGTCGGCGTAGAACACATGGTGGGAGATCTTGTTGTCCTGGCACCATTTGAGGGTGAACAGATCGGCCCCCGCCGCGTCCCCCACTCTGATGTGCAACGGGAACGGTCCCCGGAAGTTGTTCAGCTGGGCCCGGATGAAAGCGCTATCGGTGTGATGGCGCCACCCGGTCACCGCTATGATCATTCCTCTCTCCTTAGTCCCAGTACCATCTGCGCCACAGCCAGCGCTGACTCGGTGCATCCTGGTACGAATCGATGTCTTCCCGGTCGCCCGGGGCCGTCTTGATCCAGTTGCTGATCAGCCGCCGCACCGCCATCCGGGCGCGCCCTTCCTGGCCGGGATGAGTGCGCCGCCAGCCACTGCGGCCGAAGATCTTCTCGTAGTCCTTGTGCTTGGGCCACCACTCGCAGTTGGCGTGGTCGCGGCGCCCACGGGGTATGGGCATCGGGAAGTCGATGTCACACCCCCGCTCCTGCCACAGCTTGCCGTGGTGGCGGTGAAAAGCCCTCAGCCCGTAAGGGAACAGGGGATCGCGCACCTGTACCCAGTAGGGCCTGTCCTTGTCCGTGCGGGACATGAGTCCTCCTTAGGTCAACCTAAGGCCATGTCATGTTCACCTTCTTTCGTTGTCTTTCATGGTTGAGCACCATGATCACGGGCCGTCGGGACCTTGACGTGATCATGGTGCTCGAGTTGAAGGCGCAGGTACAGCTCCCCGCCCCGATTGACTAGATCGGTGGATCATGACCGTCCTTGCCCGACAAAGACAGAACTAGGAAAACGGGTTTGACGCCTTCGTGCCCTCGGCTGGGTTCGAACCAGCGTCCTCGCCGTGCTCTTGGCGCGCTCATCCCACTGAGCTACGGGGGCGTTATTCGACAACGAACTCCACGACGAACCAGATCCATGCCACCGCCGCCGCGACGAACAGCACGATCAGCCACTCGGCCTTGTGCTTCATCGATCCATCATCCATTCCATCTGGGTGTAGAGCATGAAGCCCCACAGCGCCAGCCAGGCGAACACGGCGCGCGTGGTCCACTTCAACACCAGGTCGGGCAATGTGTTTCTGTTTTTCATGATGTCACCTCCTCAGTCTCGGTGCTTGCCGATCCTGGCGATCGCGCATCCGAGAACGTACAACAGGATCAGTATGACGATTGCCGCCGCGAACTCCATGCCGACCTCCTATGATCAAAGGACCAGGGGTGTAGCAGCACCCCCGGATCCCGCCGCCGTCAGTGGCGGATGAACACGCCGTCGATGAACGCGGCGACGAAAAACAGGACCACTATTCCACCGGCGATCCATAGAAGCTTCTTCATAGTCACCTCCCTCCTTTCACTGATTCCAGAACACCCAGACCGTCAAGATCAGCAGCCCGAAAGCCCCGATGGCCTTGAATAGATCTGCCCACATCACTTACCGCCGGGGATCGGGATGTTGTCGGGAACATCGACCTTGGGGTCATCGACGAAGTCCAGGATCGCGAACCCCGGCCCGCTGGCCAGCCAGCCGATGAGCAACAGCATGGAGATGATCCCGAAGGTCATTCCCACACCCTTCTTTCCGGCCTTGAACGCGATCATTGAGAACACCCCCAGCCCGATGGCGATCAAGAGCGCCAAATCTTTCACCTCCCCTCCTGCTTCATCCGCAGTACCGGCTACTGGTCCACCCTGACGGCCACCAGGAATGATCCCGTAAACCGAGGCGGGAATTTCACCCGCGAACCACCTACCCATGTCCGTGTTTATGACTTGACCAGAAACGTTCCCCAGCCGAACAGGCCTGCGAACAACAGCACGACAAGCGCTTGTTTCGGTTTCTTCGCGACCAAGAGGGCTATTCCTATCAGGAGTAGCACCCCACTTAGGTATCCCATTACTTGAGCACCAGCACCTTCGTGCCGACCACCAGGTGGCGGTTGACCGAGGTGGACTGGACGAAGATGGTGTACTTGTCGTTGAAGTCCGGCGCCACCGACTTGTCGCCGTCGGGCAGCCCGATAATCGCCCGGACCCCGTCACCGACGAACACCTTGCTCGTGGCGATCTCCAAGATGGCCAGCTTCTTGTTGCCCTGGATGCGTTCTTTCTTGGACAGCTGGTAGAACACTGAGCCGACGGTGAAGCTCCCGGTGGCATGGCGCACGAAGTCCGAGATCTCCCAGACCAGGTGCTTGTCCTTGTTCTCGACACCCTGCCCGCGATCCCGGCGCGGCCTGGTCACCGGCACCAACACGTAGGCGGAGCTGTCGAGCGGCTTGAGTCCGGCCGCCTTGATGGTGGCGGCATTGACCGCATCGGCGGCCGTGGAGAACAGGGTCCTGGTGCCGGTCTGGCCGGCGGAGCGCATCGCCATGTAGGTGTCCACGGAGGCGGCCATGGCGACACCGACCTCTTCGACGCCGGTGGCACTGTTGACGTCCCAGATGGCGATGTTGCCCACGGGGAAGCCGAAGGACTGGGCGTAGTTCTTGCCGATCGCGTCGGGTACCAGGCAGGCCAGGGTCCACTCGGGGCCCAGGGATGCCAGCAGGCCCGGAAGGGCGATCTTGTTTTTGGTCCGGGACCTGTTCTCCTGGCCGTCGGTCAGGACGTAGATCAGGAAGCCATGGTCCCCGTACTTGACCGGGGTCAACTTGAGGTCCTGTACTGCCAGGGTGGTGGCATCCACCAGCGCGGTCATCCCCGAGGTCTTCACCAGCCCGGCCAGCGACGGCAGACGCAGCACGTCCTTGTCGTAGACGATGCAGACCACTTCGTGGTTGAACAGGTAGATGGTGACCCTGGTCTCCTGCTTCAAGTCCTGGCTCATCCTGGCCAGGTGGGCAACGAGCCCGTCGGTGACCGTGATTACCTGGGACTCCTTGCCCCTCATGGAGTCACTTATGTCGATGCAGAAGGCTACGTGGTTGATGATTCCCTGATCGATCATCCTACTTGTCATCGGTTTCCCCTCTCTCTTCAACTCTCGAACCAGATCCCCGTGATGTTTCCTTCAGGGCCTGTACACCACCAGGTGCTCCTGCCGCCCTCGTCACAGTACTGGTGATGCCGGTGGACGCTACCACCGGACGCCCTGCACGACTTGGCGTCGGCATGCTCACCGGCCGTCGGTGCCGGACTCTGGCAACCCGGCAGCAGCAAGGACAGCGTTATCCACAAAGACACGGCAAAGGCTGCCCACAGCACTATGGGAACGACTCTTTTGCGCATCCCTATGGCCGCCAGCCGCACACGACTATGGCGATCAGGAAGACCACCAGCCCGGCGCCGCTGATGACCAAAAACTTGGCCTCCCAGTCAAGCCTACTCCACATAGGACTTCTCCTCTTGTTTGATGCGTGCCGGTGGAACCGTGACAGGAAGCCCTTGATCCCTGTTGTCCCACGGGGCTAGCCCCACCGGCACGACTTTCATGACTTCGGGGATGGACGTCACGTCCAGGGCGCCGTGGCCATAATGGATGCCCAGGTCTGGCTCACCTGGCGGACCGAACCTTTACGGTCGCACCCATCGCTGCCAGGGCAGGAGTCGAACCTGCTGCTTCCACACCGTCCCGGACTGCGCAGTCAAGCGGGACATCCTGGCATTGCTCCGTGGTGAGTGTCTGGGCCTCGCCCAGATGCCCCGAGCCCAAAGCGGGAGCACCCCAAACCCCAGTCCAGGATCCTTGGCCTGGAGATTGCTTTACCACGGATCTTTGGTGAAGAGTCCTTATCCCATCATTGTCGGACGCTGCTTACGCCAGCCCGACTCCGGAATGATGTCGCGTACATCATCTCCAGTCCTAGAACGCGCGTATCTTCGGCTGTGACTTCGGACTCTCCGTGGGGAGGCAGGATTCGAACCTGCGCAAGGGCAACCACATCATTGTGGATTCGGTACCAACTCCTCATTACGCCTACGTCCCCTTGACTCGGTGGCACAGTGAACATCCAGGCGAAGCCCGTGATCCGTTGTCTGGATGCTGGATCCACTTAGTGCCACCGGTTTGTTACTAGCATCGGGGCTACGGTCTCGACCGCGCCGGGGCGCCGAGCTACGCTGACCCAGCAGGACTCGAACCTGCAACCTGATGATTAACAGCCACCTGCGCTGCCGATTGCGCCATGGGTCAAGATGCCGGTGACAGCCCATGACCAAGACTGCCACCGGCGTACGACTGTTTCGGGGACCGCCAGTCGCCAGCGGTCTGTGAGCCCGGATAGGAACGGGCACCCCGGCGGGAGATGAGTCTTTGGTTGTGGCCATGCAGCTTTGCGTCCCCATGGCCACCATGGACGTCCCAGTCCAATGGGAGTCTTAGTGATTAAGCCTGCGAAGCAGGTCTGGGATGAACGAAGTGAAGACCTCAGAGTTCAAGGGCTGTCTCGGAAATGGGAGCGGACTCGAACCGCCAACCTTCCGGTCTCAACCGGACGCTCTACCAATTGAGCTACCCCGATGAATTGTTGGTATCGGGAAGTATCCGAAACATTCGCACCTGAGATCGTAGATCTTTGGGCTGGTTGGGTGCCAGAAGTTCTGACCAGCATCCTGGTCACTAAGTGAGATAAGGACCATCATTCTGGCCACTAAGTGCTTGGGTGGGGACGCCGGAACCTTTCCCTAGGGAGGTCCGTTCTCTTTTTCCATCTTCTACTAGCGCGCATGATGCGCCTGTTCCTTTGCGCCAGCACGTGTTCGTCAGGGGGCGACCGCCTGGGCGTCTGGCATCCCCACGTCTTTGTGCACCGTTTTTGGGCCACCTACGGTGCCAGAGGTGCCGTTGGCACGAGAGTACCGCCCGTCTTCACCGGCGAGGATGAAGTCTTTGGTGGACCACGGAAACCCGCAAGAGTCAGCCGCACGAAACGACTGCTTTTGTCTAACCCGTGGCCCTTTGCCGCCCCCCTATGAATGGGCAGCGTTCCCAATCGCATTGCCTTCTACAGCAATGAACTTTTTGTGATTGCAGAGTTCAAGATTGTCTCGGGCTTGTTCAAAAAGACCGCTGCTCGTACCAGCTGAGCTACAGAAGCCGATGGCCCCCAGGGGGACTTGAACCCCCGACCTGCGGTTTGTGAATTCGAAGTATCCGAAACTGTCGCACCTGCAATCTGGATCCCGACCATCCGGCAGTCGGTGTCCAAGACCATGCCCCACGAGGGAACACGGTGGGTGATTCTTGCTCTGGCCACACCATTCGCCACCAGTCGCCGCGATTGGATAGGACCGGTGTGGCCAGAAGTCTTGGTGGATGCCCCCGGCATTCCTGAACGGGGGCATCCGTTTCCCCACCTGACAAGGAGGGAAGCTTGTGGGCGGGGGTGTCAGTACTGAGCACTTTCGTGAGTCTGCTTCCAGGCGACCCCTGCGACATCGCACACCGAGGTGTGCGCGGCGACCGTGGCCATCCATGCCAGGTCTTTCACCTGGACCCCCATTTCCAGCCGCCCTGTCAGGAGCCGGAAGTTTGTTGATTCCCGAGTTCAGGGGTGGCGCGGAAATTTTAGCGCTCTACCACTTGAGCTACAGCCCGAAGAGTCGGGCCGTCAGGATTCGAACCTGAAACCTCTCGTTCCCAAAACGAAGTAACCGTGCCGATCGCACCGGGAATCACAGATTCCTTCGCGCATAAGGCGTAGCCGTTGCGTCGGGAATCAAAGTTTTGTGATGTCGGAGTTCAATGTTGTCGCGGGTAGCCCCTAGCCATAGGGCAGTCATCACCACGGGGGTGACGGGTGGATTCGAACCATCAATCGTTGTCACGAAGTAACCGCAACATTCGCACCCGACATCAAAAGTTATTATCTGCCACGAGTTCAGGGTTCATTCGGAATGGTGTTGCTTTCCGGGGTTCTCACATCCCGGGTATATCCACTGGTGAGAAGTATCCGAACAATTCGCACCGTGGCGCGAAAGTCAATGTAGTTGTCAACAAACAGCAGGGTCATGAGCGCCCGTGGAGCCCCCGGAGTTCAACATGGTCACGGGCTTATTCTTCGGTTCCGTGAAAGAGACAGATGAAGTAACCGTAACCTTCGCACCCGGGGGCGCCATGTCGCTCAGCTGCTTACGAAAGAAAGCATGTCATACGACGGACGTGATGTCAAGTCGGTTTTCTCCGTGCTGCGGGCAGGAGCACGGTGCCTTACACCACTTGCAGGTCTGGCGGCACAGCTTGTGCAGGTCGGGATCCTCGTGCTCATGCTGGCAGGCCGTGGATATGTAGATGTGCTTAGGGCCGGGGAGGGTCTTCATGATCTTGTTCTACCTTCCGTAGGAACCATTCCCGGGGCATGCAGGCCACCATTGTGAACCATCCCATACCAGTGAACCCGGACAGGACATACCGCATGTCATCGACCACAAATCCGTACAGTGACATCGCGGCGCACCCGGTGGCCATGGCCCAAAAGATGATGCCCAGCCTGCGCACAGCGACCCTCCTGGTCATGGGTCTCATCAGTACTCACCCCCGCCGGGATAATCGGTGAAGTCGGGCTGTTTGGGCAGCGTAAGGGGGTAGGGCTGGCCCGCGTCGGCCATCAGCCGGTAGTCGTCCAGGAAGTCATCCAGGATATCCCAGGGCAGTGACCCCCGGTCATAGGTGTCCCGGCGCTCCTTGATGATCGCCTCCACCACATCCCCGCGCATCGGCTGGTGCCTCATGGCCTGCCCTGTCGGTCCCTGAGGTAGTCCATGACCATCGCGGCCGTGGTGCTCCTGGAGAACGTGATATTGCCACCATCGGGGAACACGATGGCGAAACGGTAGTCATGCTGGGGCAATGTCGTCTCGAAGAGGGCCTGCGCCTTCTCTTCCCCGAATATCCGGCGAGCCTCCTGTGCCACATCGACTATGTTCACAGTGGCAAGTACTTGATCCTCGATCATTTTCTCTCCCCTTCCTCTTGGTCCAGAGTATCCAGTTGGCCCCATAGATGCCCAGGTATACGGGTGCCCAGGCCACAAAGCCCAGCTGAGAGGTGCACAACCCGTAGGTGACCGCGAACACCTGGCCCAGCAAGCAGATCACCCAGCCGACACGCCGATAGTTCCCGGCCAGGATCAGCCCGACCGCCGGGATGCCTTGCACGATAAATGATCCCCATTGCTCCATAATCTCCTCCCCATCCATGTGAAAACGGGCGGCGACCATTGTCACCGCCCGCCCCCGTACTCCTTACATTCTTTCGGGCATCTCCAGTGGCATCAGAAGGGCCGCCAGGATGCCCCCGGCACCGGCCAGCATCCAGGCCGGTCGTTGCACCAGCAAGCCCAGGCACAGGATCACGCCGCAGATGGCCAGCACCACGATCTTGAGTGAACTCATCAGAACGGCCACTGCCCGGCGGCACGGCGCTCCAGCACCGGCAGCAACTTGAACGCCTGGTCAGTCAACCCGCCGATGGTGATGCGGGTCGGGGTTCCCGACTCCATGTGCCCCACCTTGTACCCGGCCAAGTTGAACGTGATCACCGGGATGTGGGCCGGGACTGCCGCTGCCACATCACGATAGGTGTGATAGTTGGCCTGCTCGTCGGTGAGGATGACCACCCGATCGTGCGCCCTGAAATTGGTGCTCACCGCCGCCTCGGTGGCCGTACCCCCGTTCTGGAAGTAGCCACGGCGGAACGCCTCCAGCATCACCAGCAGCGATGCCCCCCTGGCCAGCGGGAACACCTTGGAGTAGTTGGAGTACGAGACCACGTCGGCGTGCTCACACCGCTGCGAAAGCGCCAGCCCGAAGATGGCCGCCGCGTCCCAGCGCCGCAGTCCGCTCTTGTCACTCATGCTGTCGGCCATCGAGCCCGAGGTGTCGATCAGGATCAGGGTGCGACCGGCGAACTGCGGGATGTTGTTCAGCGACGCCTGGAGCCCCTGCTCAAGTGGCAGGTGCCAGCGCACGTTGGACACAGCCCGGAAGGCCGACAAGAACCGCATCGGCAACTGACGGGATCGGGCCACTTGCTCCGGGTCACCGAGGCGATCAGCCACCAAGGCGTAGGCGTTGTGGCCCACCCCGGCCTCATCGAAGTTGCGCAGGTTGCGCAGCAGGGCCATGTAGCCCATGGTCGGGATAAGCGCCTCCCACAGATCCTTCTTCGGAATCTTGGAACCAACCAGGGACAGCACGTCCTCCCACGTCATCCCGGCAGCCCGAAGGGTTCCGGGGTCCAGGAACATGTGCTGCCCGTAGTCCTTGGCGGCTGCGTCACGAAGGAAGGCATTCTTGTGGATCATGGTCAGTGACGACGGGATGCCCTCGCGGCCGTGGCGCCGGTCGATCAGATGCTTGAACAGCACATCCTGGCCCAGCTTGTCCGGGGACGCATGGGTCAGCTCAAGCACATCACCGAAGCGGACACCATGAGACGCCGTGTCGTACTTGAGGGTGTTGTACTCGTTGTAAAGACGCGTCGCGGCATCAGCGATCCCGCGCTTGATCGGCTTGGGAATCTGCTGGCCTGGATAGGCAGCCTTCCAGTAGCCGATCGCCTCACCGGGCTCGTCGGCACGTGCCAGCACCGAGTTGACGATCCGACGGCCACCAGGAAGGTTGGACTTCACCATGGCGCAGGCGGCCTCGATCGCGCCCACCAGGGAGGCGGTGCGCATGTTGGCCTCGCCGCGAAGCCACGGTAGGAAGCGCCCCATCCATTCGGGATCGGTGCGGGCCACCTCGTGAACCAGCGTCTTGAAGCGGGCGTCACGGGCAACCCCGGTCTCATAGAAGGTGTCCATGCCGACGAAGTTGCTCACCGCCAGCAGGAACAGCTCACCCTTGGCGTCACGGGTGAACCCGGGCGCCCGGTTTCCGGTACGCGCCAACGGGTCCGGGGTGGACACGATGGGCTGATTGATCGGGAAGCCCTTGTTGGGCTTGTTGAAACGGCTCATCAGAATTCCTCTCTCTGAGTTGGCACCAGAAGTGACTATCCTGCCATGCCTGGATACAGCACGTTCAAGATTTTCTTCTCTATGGCGCGCTGTGCCCTTGCCTCGGCGATGTGCAAATCCCCCGAAGAAATCACGGGTACTACGTCGATGACGCCCTTGATCTGGCGGATGGCATTCAATGTCGCGGCGGCATCATCCTCCCGGAGATCCTTCTCCAGGGAGACGACGAAACCGGCGAAGCGATCAGTCATGGATCTCGAACTCCTTGGCCGGACAGCGATGCAGGGTGAGGTAGGTCCAGCCGCCCCCTGTGTTGCGGTCATAGATCAGTTGGTGGCAGGCCACGCAGCACCACAGATAGGAGTCCTCTGTAGTGGCCAGCCTCATCCGGGCCAGCCGGAACCAGCCGTGGGGTGGGTTACCGCAGCCGATGTATTGAGTACTCGGGCCACGACAATTCGAGCAGTCGCATGTTTCATCCATAGGGGATCCTCTCCGGCTTCTATCCTATGACATCGCTTCCTTCGAAGGCAATGTCTTTGCCGCCAGGTATTCCCTGAGGGCCGGGTGGCTGATGGGTACGACAACGACAGGAGTCAGGATGAGTACGCCACCCGGCTCCTCGGTGATCATGTAATGGTCATGCCGGGCCAGTTTTCCCAGGCTGATCCGCTTGCGGGAATCCAGGGTCAGCAGGGTCTCGCCCAGCTCCTCCTGTGCCTCATCACTCATGTGGGTAGCGTACCACGGGGGTAATGGTCATTCAACCACAAATACCCCTTGCCCCTGACGGCCTTCGACCACGCCGGTGGCTTTGAGGATCAGGATGGCTGAGCGCACGGATCCGTAGCTAGCCTCGAATTCTTGCCTCAGGGCGCTGGTGCTGGGGAGCTTGCCGTCGGGATAGGCGCCGGAGGCGATCCGCTCGCGCAAGGTGTCCACGATGATCAGATACTTGAAGTCCGTCATAGGCAACACAGTAGACCATGGTGCTAATGTGAGCACATGGGGCTCGATCGGACCGAGAAGATCTTCACTTTCGGGCCACCCTCTCTCCAGCCTCCCAAGAAGGGTGCGATAGGAAACATGACACCTATGATCCCTTGACCATTGCGCAACTGTTTTCTTCTCACCATTTATCGTTACCCAGCGATTGGTGGTCTTGTTGTTCATGTTTTCACTGCGCGTAACCCAGCGACAATTCTGTGGCCCATAGTTGCCCGTAGTGTCTATTCGGTCAATCTGTAGACCATCGACGAATCCGTTGGCTAGTGCCCATTTCCTGAATTCCTCAAAGCTCTCTCGCCATTGGCGGATGACCTTTATGCCTCGGGCGCCGTAATATTTATATGCGCTGCTTGAGGGGGTGTGGCATCTTCCTTTCATGCTTGCCCATGCCTTATACAGGGGAGACCAGCGCCCATTGGCGGCATCCCCATGCTTCCTTTGTCTCATGGCCGCGAGATCCCGCTGTAGGCAGCCACAGGACTTACTCTTCCCGGACCTGAGCGCATGTCGGGCTACCGCGCGTCTTGTGCCACAGACGCATATGCATTCCGAGTGGCGTGGCCTTCCCGTGGCTAGTCCCACCACGGTCCATCGGCCAAATTCGGAAGCGACCATGGGCGAAGTATACAAGCAGTAAATTGCATCGTAGACTATGACATCTAGGATGGGGATGGTCAGGTTGGGCATGTCGCTGAAGCAGCGGGTTGCGGCGATGCCCCGTGCCCAGAGGATGGACTTCCTGCAGTCCCTGGACCCCGCCATCCTGGACATGATCGCCAGGGAGGAATGGTTCTGGGTGGCCCGCCCGGAACAGATGCCGCCCAAGGGCGACTGGTCCATCTGCCTGATGCTGGCGGGCCGGGGCTTCGGCAAGACGCGCTCGGGGGCCGAGTGGATCGTGCAACGGACCCTGGATCATCCCTATGACTCCTCTGGGTTTCCCACCGAACGCCTGATCATGGCCTACAACATTTCTGACGCCGTGGCCTCATGCGCCGAGGGTCCCTCGGGGGTGCTGCGGGTGTTGCAGCGCATGGGATTTTCCGAGCTGGGAAAGTCCCGCCGGGTCGATGACCCCACCAAGATGTACACCTTCACCAAAAGCCCCAAGCCTTATGTGCGCTTGCTCGAGACCGGCTCGGTCATCCACTTCACCGGCGCCACAGTGGACGCGGCCCGGTCCAAGAACCTGGCCGATGTCTGGTGCGTGGCCGAAGGTGAGCCAGTCCTGACCGAGCGCGGCATGGTGGCCATAGAGCGGGTGCTCCCGGGTGACAGAGTTTGGACGCAGACGGGATTCAAGGAGGTTCTGCAATCCGGGCGTACCGCTGAGGGCAGGGAGGTCTTGCGGATTGTCACCACCGAGGGGGAGCTTCGAGTAACCCCGGACCATGTGGTGTGGGCCAATGGCGGCTGGATCCGGGCCGACCGGCTTGAGGCTGGCGATAGTATGGCTACATGTCTGCCTCAAATGGACCTGTGCCCAGCGAAGAGCCAGCCTATCAGCGATGGGACAGGGAGTCCTGGTTCTTCAACAAGCGCAAGGGATACTACTACAGCCGAGACGGGTTCCTTCTCCACCGAGCCGTCTGGATCGCTTTGCACGGACCGATTCCCGAGGGATTCGATGTCCATCACCGGGATGGGAAACGGTGGAATTGCGACCCAGCAAACCTTGAGCTATTGCCTCATGGAGAGCACATGCGTCTCACGTGGCAGCTGCGTACCGACGCCGACAAATATGACAGCTCCGGCCGGTCCCAGCGGTCCAGTGAGGGATTGCGGCGCATGTGGGCCAACCGGCAGCCCCGGGCAGTCCTTTGTGCCGAGTGTGGCAATGAGTACCTGTCCACCGGAATGCGGGCCAAATGGTGCTCGGACGCATGCCGGAAAGCGGGATCGGCCAGGCTTTCGCGGAACAAGCGTGCTCAGCGTAATCAGGGAACACCGGCGAGCTGATGTCTACGATTTGACGATCGCCGATGCCCATCATTTCTTCGCGGGGTCGGCGCTTGTCAAGATCCACAACTGCGACGAGCCCATAAAATGGGCCAATCCCGAGGAAACCTGGCGCGAGGGCATCCGACCGGCACTTCGGGCCGACATCCCCGGGGACAAACCCAGGGCGCTGGTGACCACCACCCCCAAACCGATCCTGTTGCTCAAGAACTGGGTGTCCGAACCCCGGCGGTGGAAGGTCGTCATCATCCGGGGCAGCACCTTCGACAACATGATCAACCTGTCTGAGGATGCCGTCGAGGAGCTGCGGGAAACCTATGAGGGCACCGCCCTGGGCCGCCAGGAGCTGTACGGCGAGCTTCTCGATGATGTGTCCGGCGCCCTGTTCAGCTTCTCCGTCATCCATGCCAACCGGGTGGAGATCGGCCCGGAGAAGGTGGCCCACCGCACCGTCGGGGTGGATCCCGGCCTGACCGGTGATGAGGACGGCGACGAGATGGGTGTCATCGTGGCCTGCCGGGACCACAAGGACCATGCCTATGTGATCGCCGATGAGACCACGAAGCTGGCCGGACGCGATGCGGCACTGCATGCCTGGCATGTCTATGCCCGCTATGGCGCCGACACCCTGGTCTATGAGTCCAACCTGGGCAAGGCCTGGATGCACCAGGTGTTCACCGACGCCTTCAGGGAACTTCAGCGCTCCGGCTTATTCCCCACTGAAGTCATCAACCCTCCGCTCGTGCCCGTCTTTTCAAATCAGGGGAAAAAGCTGCGGGCTGAGCCCGTGGCCATGCGCTATTCGCAGGGGCGAGTGCATCACATCGGCACCTTCGACAAGCTCGAGACCCAGATGCTCACCTTCGATCCTTTGTCGTCCAAGGCGTCCCCGGACCGCCTGGATGCCCTCGTCCATGCGGTCCGGCATCTGATGGATGGTGAGCGCAAGCGCTCCCGGATCCTGTCGCCTTTGGGTCTGCCGGTACCCGAACTCGGCTACAACCCGGTGGGCACCATGCGGACCATGGGTGAATTCGGGATCGGATGAGGCGACAAGCTGGCAGGGCCAGGAGATCTAGTGATAACATGCCGACCTTTTTGCTGATACCTTTATCTGCATGATCTACCTCGTTGCCTTTGTCGTCCTGGTGCTGGCGACTGCCCGGCTGACCAGGTTGATCTGCAGGGACGACATCACCGCGCCCTTGCGACTGGCCATTGATCGCAAGCTGGGGGAGAACTCCTTCGTCTCCAGGTTGATCTGGTGCCACTGGTGCGTGGCGGTCTGGGTGTCCTTGGGCGCCAGCAGTTTCGCCATGCAGGCGCTTTACACCTTCGGGCTCATCTCGCCCAAGGCGGCGGTCCTTTCCTGGCTCCTGCTCATCCCGGCCAATGCGTATGCGGCTGCCTGGGTCATTGACAAAGAGGGTGGCGACTAATGTCGATCTTCACCAAGACGCCGGAGGTCGAGGCACCACGCCAGGCCCGTCCCCTGTCCATGATCGCCTCGGCTGTTCGGATGACGCTGTCGGAGGAGGCGTGGCGGGGATATCGCTTCACCGATGAGGGCTGGCAGCGCATCGCCTGGGAGTTCTATGACACCAATGAACAGCTCCACAACGCAGTAGACTATGTAGGCAATGCCTGCTCCCTGGTGCGCATCTATGTCGCCAACGTCGATGCCAACGGGGTGCGCCAGGATGAGGTGACCGGGGATGCCCAGATAGCCGCCCTGGCCGATACGCTCTTCGGTGGACCTGCGGCCAAAGCAGAGGTGCTACGTACGCTGGCCGAGTCGCTGACCGTGGCCGGGGAGTGTTACCTGATCGGCATGGCGGCCCGGCCAGCCTACGGTGACAAGTGGATGGTCCTGGCGCCCAGTGAGGTCAGGCGACAGGGAAAGGTCGTGTGGATCAATGTCGGACACGCCGTCCGCGAACAACTCAATCCAGGCCGAGACATCATTGTTCGAGTACACACCCCGCATCCTCGGCGACCCCTCCTGGCAGACTCTCCTGTACGTGCACTGCTTGACACCCTGCACCGCATGCGGGAAATCCAGCTGTACAAGCGCTCCCAGTTCAATTCTCGCATCGCCAACGCAGTGGTGCTCCCCGTGCCGGAGAGCTTGGCCATCCCCAAGGGAGATGATGAGACTGTATCCGTAGACGATGTCTACCAACAGCTTTTCGAGGTCATGACCTCCAATTTGGAGGGTAAGGGAACCGCCGCCCAGATCGCCCCCATCCTGTGGCCCATGCCTTTGGCCGAACTTGAGGCCATGAAAGGCATCACCCCGATCAAGTTCGAGTCTGTGCTCTCCGATGCCCTGTCCTCCATGGAAAAACAAGAGATGGAGAAGCTGGCCATCGGCATCAATGTGCCAGTGGAAATCCAGTTGGGCGCCAAGGAGATGAACCACTGGGGCGTGTGGTTCGCCGGGGAAGAGTTCATTGTCAAGAGCGTCATGCCGTTGATGAACCGCATCGTGGACGCCATCACCACCGCCTACCTGGGTCCGGCGCTCAAGGCGTTGGGCAAGGATCCGGCGCGCTTCACCTACTGGTATGACGTTGCGCCCCTTGCCTCATCGGCCAACCAAGCTGTGGACACCCTGAACCTGTACGAAAAGGGTGTGGTGTCGGCCGAAACCGTCAGGCGTGCCTTCAACTATCGGGAAACCGATGCCCCCAGCGAGCAAGAGACCGGGCAGCGTTTCACCCGCGAAGTCATCCTGCGCGACCCCCAGTACTTCGCCGTGGAGCCCGTGCGTGAATACGCCGGAGTGGAAGGCATCGAGACCGCACTGCCGGAGGTGCCCGAGCTGAACCCGGCCGGGCCGCCCCCACCACCGCGTCCCGAGCGCGGCATCGAAGGTCCCCGGCCCGGCCAGGGTGCCCCCAACACCAGGCCCACGGGTACCACCAACCGGCCCGAATCCGACCTGATCGCCTCACTGGCCGGTGGTCCCTCGGCCGCCCATGTGGCCGCCAACTCGATGGTTGTGCGGGCACTGGAGCTGGCCAACAAGAAGCTGCTGACCCCCAGTGTGCGCAAAGCCTTCCCCAACGCCGACATCCTGACCCTGCACACCAAGGTCCAGGTCAATGAGGGTCAGGCCACCACATTGCTCGCCGGTGCCTGGGACCACTGTGCCCACCACATGTATGGTGTGGCGGCCGACCAGTCCCTGGTGGCCGCCGTGCTCAACAGCTATGTGGCTGGCCTTCTGGTGCACCGCATCGAACACAACCCGTCGCTGATGTCGGCCAGGCTGCGCGAGGCCGGGATCGCATGACCACGCCTGTCCAGGAAAACCCGCCGATCCCTGAACCGATGCCCGAAGGTTCAGGGGCTCCTGAAGCCGTAGGTGGTGTGCTCGCCGCCGCTGAGGTTGCCATCGCCGCCTACATGCTTGCGGCTTACACCAAATGGCTGGCCCAGGTAGCCGCGAAGGTACTCGGGGGTTTCCTGGCTTTCGGTATCGGTCCTGATCCCGCTGGGGTCTGGGCCACCACGCCAACCTGGGATCATCTGATCGATGGGCTGATGGACCGCCTGGTCGGGCTTGCCCGAGCGGGGTGGATCAACACATCCCGGCAGCTTGGCCTTGACTTGCCCTTCGATCCAGACGATCCCATCCTCAAGGACCAGCTGCAGCGGACCCGCAATCTGATGGTCCGGACTCCTGACGAGGTCTACCGCCTGGTCGTGCGAGCACTCGGTGACGTGGCTGCCGTGAATGGGACACGTGAACAGCAGGTCCAGGCGGTAAGGCATGTCCTTGATGTTACCGGCACCGAGAACTGGCCAGCCAGAAGCCGGACGGTGGCGGTGACGGAGGTCCATCGCGTCTGGAACTTCGGTGCCCTGGCTGCAAGTATGCGGGCCCAGATGCAATTGCAGCGGGTGCTGAACAAGACCTGGCTGGCCAAAGACGACAGCGCCACTCGTCCAGGCCACGCCCTTGCTGAC